TTTCTTATTATTTTTTTATATAATAATTTTATATATATATATATATATATAATTATTATATAAATGACGAGTAAAAGTGAAACTGAAATAATCACAGAACCGAACTTAAAAATTATAGTTAATAAAGGAACTGGTGCTGGTGGTGCTAATACAAATTATTATGGTAAAAAATTTGAAGAAAAAACAAATAATCAAACGAGATTATTAAATGAAGGATACATTAAAAATAGTTTTACAAAAAACCCCAAGAAAGCATATGATTACTACTTATCAAAAACATTTGAAGATAAAACTATTATATTTGTATTACAAAATGGATTAAAAATATATATGAAAAATAAATATAATATAGAGTTATTTAGATGTCCTGATGAGGCATATATTATCGAATATAATACTGGTAAAAAGATTATAAAAATTTTAGAGAAAAAAGAACAAAATGTAGAAGGTTCTATTGAAACTAAATTATGGAGTGGTCCTTCATTAAAAAGAGAATATGAATTAGTATTAGGAGATGATTTTGAGGTTCATTATGGATTTTGTGTAAGTGAGTTTTTAAAGAAAAAATTAATTTCAAATGAAAAAAAATTTATAATATTAAATACGATATTAAATGAAACTAATATTTATGTATTATTTGGTGATGATGACAACTATTTTGAAACATTTGATAAATGGTTCAATAATTTTTAATAATAACTTCATTTGCTTTTGTTTCTGGTTTTTTAGAATTAATTGATCTTTTACATAAAATAGATAATATATTATATTTTTCGCTTGTAAAATTATCACGGACTAAACTAACATCAGCATTACTCAACATCATTTTTTTATTTGTTTCAGTTAATTTATGTATTAATTTAAATAAATTATTATGGTTATTAATATTAAATCCATTTTCAGTATAACCTACAAAAGAAGTATCTGTTTTAGGAGCATATGGAGGGTCAAGATACACATAATCATTTGGTTCAACAATATTTAATGAAATATTAAAATCACAACATTCAAATATAACATTTTTTATTAATTCGTGTATTTCGTCTAAATGTTCTTTATTAATAATTTCAGGATTATTATAATGTCCGTAAGGAACATTAAACCCTTTTGGTCCAACTCTAAAAACGCCTCTAAAACAAGTTTTATTTAAGAATATAAACATAGCAGAACCGAATGTTGTTTTTTTATCATTAAAACTTAATTTATTATATTCACTTCTAATCCAATAGTAATAATTTTCTTTTGCTATTTTTGCTTCATTAATATTTTTTGGTGTTCTATTTATTTCGCCATCTCCACAAGAGTTAAATTCAGTAATTAATAATTGTATTTGATTATACAAATCATTATGATTTGATTGAATATTTTTATATATATATACCAAAGGTTCGTTTAAATCATAAGCATATATATTTCCATTTATTTTTATAATACCATTTTTAACATATGATAATAAGGTCAATAAGACACTGCCTCCACCTAAAAATATTTCACGATAATTATTTATGTTTGTTGGAAATTCAACAATAAGTTTATCTAAAATTTGTGTTTTTCCGCCGACCCATTTTAAAATAGGTTTAGGAATAGTTATTTTTTTATGATAAATATTCTTAACATATTTATTATCATAAATAATATCGTTTTCATTTATAATTTCAATTAATTTTTCTTTAATTTTTCTCTCAACTACACAAGGATTTTTCTTATTTAGATGAGTTGTATAATGAGATTTTTGGTTAAATTCCTTACCGCATTTTTCACAAGTATATTTAGCCATATTTAGTTATAATATACCTTAATTTTTAATTCAATTTTTAATAGAACAATAATTTGCATTTTGAAATGAATGATTTAGTAATTTAACTTATTAATTTATAAGAACATAAATTTCGTCTTTCTTTTATACTAATCAAAAAGAAAAAGTAAGACCATCAATATTGATTAAAATTTTTATTTTAATGTTGTAAAATTGGCGTTTGAAATGTAAATAGGTGTAAAATTATTTATTTATGAAATTATTAAGTATAAATTATAAAAAATTAATTCTATAAATAAATCAATAATGGAAAATCAAATAAAAGATAATAATAATAATAGTAAAGAAATGATAAATAGTCCAGATGAAGAAAGTCCAAAAATAGAACCAAATTTAAATGAAATTTTCATAAATATACCAATAAGAACATCTAGTAATGATAATGATATAAAAGCGGATTTAGTGAATATAGAGATGAAAATAAATGAACAAACGAAGAATGAGGATAGAATAAATAAATTATTAGAATTAATAAAATTAAATAAGAAGAAGATAAATGATAATTTATATATAATATCTTGTAAATATGATATAATATATTATAGATATAATTCAATATCATTATCATTATTAATAATATCAACAATAATAACATTTATAGAAGCGATAAGATTAACAATAATAAATTATGATACACAATATAAAGGATCCGAAATAAGTATATATATATCACAGGATACGATATCATTAATAATAAATTGTTTTTCATTATCATTAAGTACGATATTAACAATATTAAGTTCAATAGCGAGATTTAAAAATTATAAGGAGAATATGGATAAATTAAAAATAATTCATGATACATTATTTAATTATAAGAATATGTATGATAAAGAGAAGGATATAATAAATTATTATAAAATAAATGGAGAATTAGATAATGAGATATATAAAAAGATACAGGAAACTATAGATGAATATAATAAAGAGATAAAGAATATAAATATATTTGAAAATATAAGAAATACAGATATAATAAAATTCAATAATATAAAAGTGAATCATGATTTAAGACTTCATCAATTAGCATCAAAAAGGGAAATAGAATTATTAAGAATAAGTAAAAAGACTGAGAAGTATAAGGAAGAGATAAATAATGATAATAATCATAGTATAAAATGTTGTAGTGGAATAAAAATAGAATAGATATTAAAAAATTCTATAGAAAAAATAAAAAAGGAATTAATTAGAATAAGCTAAACCACCCATACCTGAAAGGATACGTAAAACATTATAATTAGTAGTATAAATAAAGATATTACCAGCGACTGAAGATGCAATAGATAGAATAGCAGTATCAATACGAGACATATTTAAAGTTCCAGAGGGTTGATGTTCTTCAGGTTTAATAGCAAAAGAATAAACATTAATACCTTTATGGAAAACATCAGGAGTATTTTCGTGATGTTGATAAGGTTGAACGAGAGAGAAATAATTACCATCACGTTCAGCAAATCGGTCATTGCCATTAAGTTGTATTTTAGCAGAAGTAGTTGGATTAGAACCTAAGAAAGTATTATTATCAACATTACGAGAACTATAATTAGTCCAATATAGATTAATAGTAGTAGCACTAGCATCTTTATTAGGTTTAACATACCAAACTAATTCTTTACAAGGATGATTAAAATTCATACGAATAGATTTCATACTAGTATTAGAACTAGAGATAGTATCACTACCAGTAAATTGTAATTGTTCAATTAAATATTCGTGAGTTAATTGAGCGAAACGTCTTCGTTCATCAGTATCTAAGAAGATATAATCAACCCAAAGGGCAACATCACTTAATGAAACTTTAGTAATATCACCATTAAGTTCGCTATTATCTAAACTAGAACTAGCGATAGCACCACCATCAACATTAATCATATCGAAAGCTTTATTAGAGAAATTTTTAGAACTATCAACTAAATTAGTTCTTTCTTCAAATTCAATATTAATTTTAACTTCGTGATATTGAAGAGCAATTAAAGGTAAAGCGAGACCAACATTACGACAGAACCAGAATTCTAAAGGAACATTAACATAATAAGATTGTTTAGCAGCAAGATAAATGGAATGATTATATCTATCACCACCAACCATTAAATAATAACCATCACGTTTTCCAGCAGGTAAAGATAATTCATTCCAGATATATAACCATTCAGCATAATGTTTATCAATACGTTGTCCTCCTATTTCTAATTCAATTGTTTTTAAAAGTTTAAGTCCAAAATAAGGGACTAAAGCGACACCATTATTAGCTTTAGTAGCTTTATCAGCATCATTAGAAAGAACATTATCATTATCATTAGTAAATTTAGCACGTAAATAAACACGATTAATTAAATCACCATTACGAGTAATTTGACAAGTTACACGAGAACCAAAAGTAGGATTACCATTAAAAGTTTGTTCGATTGCTTCAATAGCGAAATTGGTATGACGACGATAAGCGACTTTAAAAAAAGTAATTTGTGGATTACCAGTTAAATAAACATCTTGAGCACCATAAGCGACAAGTTGAAGAAGACCACCACCCATTTATGCTATATTCTTTATACTATAATAGGAGAAAAAAAAAGAATAATTAAATTAGTTAGAATAGGCGAGACCACCCATACCTGAAAGGATACGAAGAACATTATAATT